AAAGATGCAGTTGACAGCCTTCGCGACGGAAATCCAGCAGAATTTTCCCACTACATTAAGGGTATTCTGATGAATAAGCTTTCTGATCGTATGGATGTAGAGAAGGTTAGCATTGCATCGCAGATGTTTGGTGAGCCTGCTTCGGAAGACGATTCTACGGAGACAAACGATGACGAAAACTCTTAAGGATATTAGGGAGCAAGCCGCTCGACTTCAAGAAGCGGGGTATGTTACTACAACCCAAGCTCTGAAGCGCACATTTAGAGCCGACAAGTCTGTTGATGATGATGAGACTGCATCACTGGAGCCTAAAGCTGCTGGTGAAAAAGCTTTTAAGGCTATGCACACATCAGATGTAACAGACTTTGGTGATCAAGATAAAAATCCCAATCAAGCTGATACCAAGAAGCGCATTCATCATCGTGCCGGTGATGAGCCAAAGGTTGGTGAGAAAACAAAGATCGATCAAGGTACATCAACTGTCAAGGGCCCTGAGCTGGGCTCTTACACAAAGCAGACACCAACCAATTATGCTGATAAGCGCGGTGGTGAGACATCAGTAGTTCGCACAGCGCCCTCAGCAGTTGAGCCATTTGCTATTAAGACACCTAGAGTATCAATCAAGCAGTTCCGCGAATCTATGCAGTTTGGTATTCATCGCATTATCGAATCACGAATTGGTGGCCGCGTAATTTTTGAAGATGGTCATGTAGATATTGATGATGATCTTGCTGCTAGAATTGCTGACGTTTATTCTCTCCTTGAGAATGACAATGCAGAATTTTTCTTAGCCATGGGTGCATCAAGCGCACAGGGTCTCCGCGATGTTATCGACTTTGTTACAAACACAGAAGTCGAGGGAGAATAATCCATGGCTATCGATAGAGTAGTCAATAAAGGTATTAAGGGTGGATATGTTATCGGCAATTTCTCTGCCGGTGGTTTTATTACCCGTAATAGCTCAAATGTAGTTGTAGCTGCAAATTCTGCTGGTGAAACTGTTCAAGAGATGTTTATCTCTGTAGTTTCATGGTCAGCAGCTAACGGTGTATCATTCAACGTAAAGCGTGGTGCAAATAACGTTCTCAATCTTGCACAAACTGGTACATTTGATTTTCAAGCTCTCGGTGTTGGACTTGAGACAGGCGGTGAGGCCGCAGCAAATGTTGTTGTGACTAGATCAGGAACTGGTCCAGCTTCCTTGGTAATTAAGCTACACAAGCGCGCGGCCGTTACCGGCGGCTCACAATACTAAGGGGACTAGCCATGAAACTTATTTGTGAGGTCAATGAAGACCTCAATCTAATCACAGAAGCCAATGAGAGAGGTGGCAGAAGCTACTTCATCGAAGGCGTCTTTATGCAGGCTGAGCAGAAGAATCGTAACGGGCGAGTATACCCTAAAGGTATTATGGCTAGAGAAGTTGATCGTTACGTTAGAGAACATGTAAATCAAAGCCGTGCATATGGTGAGCTTGGTCACCCGTCAGGTCCGACCATCAACCTTGAGCGCGTATCTCACATGATCAAGGAACTGCGCGAAGACGGCAATAACTATATTGGTCGTGCTAAGATCATGGAAACCCCATACGGCAACATCGTAAAGAATCTTATGGAAGAGGGTGCACGTCTTGGTGTGTCCACAAGAGGTATGGGTTCTCTTAAGGAAGTTAATGGCTGCATGATGGTTCAAGATGATTTCCATCTTGCCACTGCAGGAGATATTGTAGCTGATCCTTCTGCGCCAGATGCATTTGTGCATGGTATCATGGAAGGTAAGGAATGGGTTTGGGATAACGGCATTCTCAAGGAAGTTGAAATCGCAAACTATAAGAAGCGCATCAATGAAGCAGCAAGATCGCGCCGAACCGAAAATGAAGTTGTGGAAGTCTTCCGTAACTTCCTTTCTAAGCTATAATACCCAAATTTTATAAATATCATAGCGTAAAACATTAGCTCCCAAGGAGACAAGAAATGGTCGATAAAGTTAAGAAGATCAATGAAGCCGATGCGCCAGGATCACATGTACCGGGCCCGGTCGGTAATAAGGTAACACCGCCGGGTGGTGACAAGGGTGGTGAGCAGGGTCTGGTGATGACATCACCGACATCTGTCAACCCCGCATCACGTTCAGCAATGGTTGCAGCCATTGTCAATAGCGTAACAAAGATGAGAAAGGGCGACCTGCAAGCAACCTATGCTAAGGTTATGGGTCTACCTGACGGTGAGCATGATGTCCCAATGCAAGGCACTTCAAAGATTGCTCAGCCCCCGCGCGTCACATCAGAAGACCTGAATGTAGCCGATGACGTTCGCGCAATCTTTGAGGGCGCTGACGTTTCAGAAGAGTTCAAGACAAAGGTATCTGATATCTTTGAGACAGCCCTCGTGACAAAGATCAACGAGAAGCTGGAAGAGATGGCTGCTATTCATGAGGCCGAGATTGCTGAAGCCGTTGAGACTCAGGTAGCTGGTATTGTTGAGGAGCTTGATTCTTACCTTGACCACGTTGTTGAGCAGTGGATGGGCGAGAATCGTCTGGCCGTTGAGACAGGTCTGCGCTCAGAAATCGTTGACTCATTCATGACAGGTCTGCGTAACCTGTTTGCTGAGCATTACATCGACGTGCCCGAGGGCAAGGAAGATGTAGTTGAGGATCTAGCTGCTAAGGTTGAGGAGCTAACTGCCGCTCTAAACAACGAAATTGAAACCTCAGTCGAGCTTCGCGCTGAGAATGAACAGCTTATTCGTGGTGCTTTGATCTCCGAGGCCACTGATGGCCTAACTGAAGTGCAAGCTGACAAGCTTCGTAAGCTTGCCGAGTCGGTTGATTTTGATGACGTTGAGACTTTTGCTGGTAAGCTCTCAGACCTTAAGGAAGGTTACTTCCCGTCAGGTCGTAAGGCTGCTGTAAAGTCAGTTCTCAATGAGGGTGTGCTTGATAGCGACCCGATTGACAATACAGATGACAAGGCAACTGGTCCTATGGCACAGTATGTTGCGGCAATCTCACGTACCGTCAAAAAGGCATAAATAACTAAATAGTAATAATTATTCCTAAGGAGGGAAAGGTAACTATTATGAATACTGAAGCACTAATGCAGAAGTGGGGAGCGGTCATTGATCACGGTGACCTCCCAGCAGTTAAGGACTCTCATCGCCGCGCCGTTCTAGCGCAGCTGCTTGAAAACCAGGAGCATGACTCACGTCAGCAAGCAATTGGTTCAGGCGGATATCGCTCACCTTCACTACTTGGTGAGGCCGCTCCTGTTAATGCGATGGGCGCTTCTTCTTCAGTTGCCGGCGCCGGCAACATTGACATCTTCGACCCGGTGCTTATCTCACTGGTTCGTCGCTCAATGCCAAACCTAATTGCCTATGACATCTGCGGTGTTCAGCCGATGACTGGCCCAACAGGCCTGATCTTCGCTCTGCGCTCACGCTATGAGTCACAGACAGGTACAGAGGCTCTGTTCAACGAAGCCAATACGACATTCTCTGGCTCTGCTGGTGGTAATACGGCTTCTCGCTTTGTGGTTGCAAATACGTCATCTGGTCGCGTTCAAGACGGCTCAGACCCGACGGCTCGCGTAAAGGCTGGCGCTTCTGGCTACACCGTTTCAACGGGTATGTCAACATCACGTGCGGAAGCACTTGGTGACGGCTCAACAAATGCATTCCAGCAGATGGCGTTCTCAGTTGAGAAGGTCGCCGTGACCGCAGTGTCGCGCGCCCTAAAGGCTGAGTACACCATGGAACTGGCTCAGGACCTGAAGGCAATCCACGGTCTTGATGCCGAGTCAGAGCTGGCCAACATTCTGTCAGCCGAGATTCTTGCTGAAATCAACCGCGAAGTTGTTCGCACAATCAACTACACCGCCACAGCCGGCGCCCAGGAAAACGTGACGACTACCGGTACGTTTAACCTCGACGTTGACTCAAACGGCCGCTGGATGGTTGAGAAGTTTAAGGGTCTGCTGTTCCAGATCGAGCGTGAAGCTAACCAGATCGCGAAGGCAACCCGTCGCGGTAAGGGCAACGTGCTGATTTGCTCATCAGACGTTGCTTCTGCTCTGTCGATGGCTGGCGTGCTTGACTATACGCCTGCTCTCTCAGCAAACCTGCAGGTTGATGACACAGGCAACACTTTTGCCGGCGTGATCAACGGTCGCATCCGCGTCTACATCGACCCGTACTTCTCATCTGCTTCTGGCAGACAGTACCTGACACTTGGCTACAAGGGTTCTTCAGCCTTCGACGCCGGTCTGTTCTACTGCCCGTATGTTCCTCTCCAGATGGTTCGCGCCATCGGTCAGGACACCTTCCAGCCGAAGATCGGCTTCAAGACTCGTTATGGTCTTGTGGCTAACCCGTTTGCTACGTCAAATGCTGACGGCTCAATCGGTTCCTTCGGCGATGCGAAGGCTAACATCTACTACCGCTTTGTGTCTGTAACCAACCTGATGTAATATCAGGCGACAGCCTAAGTAATAAGCACCCCGTGAGAGAAATCTCACGGGGTTTTTTGTGCCTAAATAGTATCACGGAGGGCAGCGATGAACGCACTGGTTGAGCAACCAACTAACTTGAATTACTTATCGCCACTAGGGTTCAAGTTTACACTGAGGCGTCTACCGATGGTCAATTATTTTTGTCAATCGGTAGACATCCCAGCAATAAGCATGACACCAATTAATACACCAACACCAGTTGGTACTCTAGTAAGACCTGGTGATAAGCTTGTATATGATCCGCTTACTATTACATTTCGTGTTGATGAAGATATGAAAAATTATATTGAGATGGTTAACTGGTTAGAGGGGCTTGGTCACCCAACGTCTCTACAACAGACTAGAGACCTATCAAGATCATCACCTCTTTCTACACCAAATAATATTGGTTCTACATTAACTTTAGTATCAGATGCAACATTAACAATTTTGACTAGTCATAAAAACCCTGGGCTAAATGCATTCTTCTCTGATGTATTACCCACTTCATTATCTGCGCTTAGATTTAATTCTATGGCAAATGATGTTGATTACCTAGAAGCTACAGCTACGTTTTCTTATAGAAAATATACACTAGAACGAATTTAGTTCTGTACATTTGATTTGAAACCTGGTATGTTGGCTAGATCATGACGACACAAGAAATTCTCAATATGTGGGCCAGCGATACAAAGCTGGATGACCTAAATCTGGACCTTGAGAGCATCAAGGTCCCAATGCTTCACGGGAAGTATCTTGCGCTGCTCTCAAAGGAGAGAGGTAAGGTTCGTGAATTTACATCTAGTAAAAAGACACTTACTAGATTGCTGACTGCATATTATACTGGTAAAGCTACAGAAGATGATCTAACAAAGCTGGGGCGTGAGCAGTTTATGGAGCGCGTTTTGCGCGGCGATGTTGAAGATCGGATTACAAATGATCCGACAATGATCAAGCTTGAAAATACTCTTGGTATGCATCAAGAATGCGTATTGGTGCTAGAAGAAATTATGAAGTCAATTAATAATCGAGGCTTCCAAATCAAGAATGTAATTGATTGGCGCCGACTGACAGTGGGGATGAAATGACGGAACGGGTGCACATATACAAGGTTGATGAATCTTTCATGCGCCTTGAGTGCTCCCAATCCATCGCGCGCGAAGTATCCGAAAGATTTACATTTGAAGTACCCGGTGCAAAATTTATGCCATCCTATCGAAGCAAGGTATGGGATGGCAAGGTGCGCCTATTCAATTCTAGAAACTATAGCATGTATGCAGGATTGGCACATAACCTTAGATCATTTCTTGAGAATGAAGGTTATGAAGTCACAGTAGATGACGATCTTATCTCTGAGGACGGCGTATCTCTACTGGAGATACAAGACTTTATCAAAGACCTAAAGTTGCCAGTAGAACCTAGAGACTATCAGATTAGAGCATTAGCTCTAGCCATTCGCATGAAGCGCGCGGTTCTTATCTCACCGACGGCCAGCGGTAAGTCAATGGTTGCTTATCTTATTAGCCAATGGTTTGGTGGCAAGACTTTGATTGTGGTACCTACGGTATCTCTGGTTATTCAGATGGTCAAAGATTTTCAAGATTACGGATACATCGGTCCAATCCACGGAATTAGAGGTGGGCAAGAAAAGGTCGCATCTGATGGTGTGACTGTATCAACATGGCAATCCGTCTATGAAATGGGTGAGGAATTTTTCTCGCAGTTTGATACTGTCATTGGTGATGAAGCGCACCTATTCAAAGCTAAAAGCCTGATTGGCATTATGACAAAGATGCCAACCACCAAATATCGATTTGGTATGACTGGCACCCTTGATGGTGCAGAAGTCAATGAGCTTGTGCTTGAAGGCCTGTTTGGTAAAGTCGAGCGTCTGGTAAAGACCAAGGATCTTATGGATGCTGGTCATGTCGCAGACCTTGCCATCAAGGTGCTTGTGCTTAAGCATGAGCAAGCACTTTCGCGCGAGGCCTCATACCAAGATGAGATTGATCGTATAGTATCCAGCGATGCAAGGAATCGCTTCATCAGAAATTTGGCTCTGTCTCTAAAGGGTAATACACTTATACTATATTCGCTCGTAGAAAAACACGGCGAAGTATTATATGACATAATCAATGCCAGAGCTAATGGTAAGAAGGTATCCTTTGTGCATGGTGGCACAGAAGCTGAAGACCGTGATAATATTCGCACACTAGCTGAAACTGGTGATGACAATATCATTGTAGCCTCATACGGCACCTTTAGCACAGGCATCAATATTCGTAATCTTCATAATGTGATATTTGCATCGCCTACCAAGAGTAGGGTTAGAACCCTTCAGTCAATTGGTAGAGGTCTCAGAAAGGGTGATACAAAGGATTCTTGCACCCTATTTGATATTGCAGATGACATGTCAACTAAGAATTCAAAAAATTATACTCTCAATCATCTGATCGAACGTATCAAGATGTATAATCAAGAGGGGTTTAAGTATGAAATGCATACCATAAACCTAAAAGAGTCTACTATAAAGTAGTATACCCTGTAAACGGCAAGGCCTATTATACCCGGAGATCATAAAATGTCAAGCAAAAAACACTACGTGAAAAATGCAGATTTATACGCAGCCATGGTTGAATATCGTAAGACGGTCGCAGAAGCTAGCCTTGCTGGGAGACCTAAGCCACGGGTGCCGACCTACGTCGGCGAGTGTATTATGAAGATTGCAACCCATCTAGCTTACAAGCCAAATTTCTCTAATTATACTTTTAGAGATGAAATGATTTCAGACGGCATAGAAAATTGTCTACAATACATTGATAATTTTGATCCTTCTAAATCACAAAACCCATTTGCCTATTTTACTCAAATCATCTATTATGCATTTCTTAGAAGGATTCAAAAGGAAAAGAAATATCTCTATACAAAGTATGCGGCCATTGAGAGAGCAAACCTCTTAGATGAGACTAGCGATGTTCAAGAGTCTGATAAGCGGTCGGGATCAAAATTCAATGACGATGTTAGCTATGGTGAGTGGTCGCAAGAGCAAATGGAAAGATTTATGAATAGCTTTGATGAGGGTAGAAAAAATAAAAAGAAAAAGCGTAAGAAAGCCGTTGACAGCACCATAGCGGATGCTGTATGATAGCTGTATGAAAATTGCCATTATTACAGATACCCACTTCGGCGTCAGAAATGATAGCTCGGATTTCTTAGATTATTTCATCAAATTCTATGATGATGTTTTCTTTCCGACGCTGGAGAATCTAGGGATTAAGACTATTCTCCACCTTGGAGATGTCGTGGATAGGCGTAAGTTTATTTCGTATGTTACGCTGCGTAGAATGCGCGAAAACTTTATCAACCGTATGCAAGGTTATGAAGTACACGTTCTCGTTGGTAATCACGATATTCCGTATAAAAACACAAACGATATCAATGCTATGCAGGAGCTTTTTTCAGGCAACGATGGAATTAAGCTTTATACCGATCCTGCGGAGGTGACCATTGGTGGTTGCGAAATGCTATTTCTGCCCTGGATCAATCAAGAAAATTATCAAGCTAGCGTAGAACTTATGAATTCCACTAAGGCCCAGATTGCAATGGGTCACCTTGAAGTCAAGGGCTTTGACATGTATCGTGGTATGCCTTCTCATGAAGGATTTGAGCCTGCGACATTTGACAAGTTTGATGTTGTATGCTCGGGTCACTACCATCATATGTCGAGAAAGGGTAACATCTATTATCTGGGTGCGCCATATGAGATGATATGGTCTGATTGTAATGACCCAAGAGGGTTTCATATTTTTGATACCGAGACTCGTGAATTTGATTTCATTCAAAATCCACTTACCATCTTCAAGAAAGTCTGGTATGA